AATCATATGCTGGTTAGTTTAAATGGTATTTTACAAAAACCAGGATCATCCTTTACTATCTCAGGTAGTACGATGACGTTTGCCTCGAATCTGGCGACAGGGGATGTAATTGACTTCGTTCAAATATTAGGTAATGTGCTCGACATCGGCCAGCCGTCTGATGACACTGTGACTGCTGCTAAGTTAAACAATGATATTATCTCAGGCCAAACTGCTTTAACTAGTAGTCCTGATGATACAGATGAATTATTAATATCAGATGCAGGCACTATAAAAAGAATAGATGTATCACTAGTTGGTGGAAAAAATACACCATCTTTTTTAGCTTATAAAACATCTAATCAATCT